AGTTATGCAACACCTGAAGAAGCAAATGATCGTGCTGAGTTTTTAATCCGTAATGTTGATTCTTATCATAAAGTTTTTACTGCATGGGTAGGAAAACCATTTCCTGCTACTAATTCTTCTGAATATTCTGCTGATACTAATGCAGTTGATATTAGAAAGAAAGCAACCGAAGTTGTAAGTAAAGACATTCGTGAAAGAAAACGTGAAGAACAAAAAGAAATTGAAGAAATCAAAGAACGTGAGAAGAAACTTGTTGAAGAGAGTCAGCAAGAGGAACGTGATCCATTTGAATTCTATATTGAATGTCGTGTTAAGAAAGCACAATTAACATGGACGTATCTTGAAACTATTAAAAAATTGGAACAAATGAAAGATAGCATTCTTAAAGTACGTGGTCAAATTAAAGAAGCAGATGAAACTAATCCAGATTATATTACCAAATACCGTGAGAAATACATGGAAGCTCGTACTGAAGCAGGTATACCAGATACCGATGATTCTTTCATTCAATATCTTGGAGAAGATAAAGACGATCAACTTGGATTCTAATTGTATTTTAAAATTAATTAATTTTAAAATCTTATAATTTAATTATTTTTTTCATTATGAAATTTTATAATTTCTAAAGATTCTTTTTCACGTTGTTGATAATGTTCATTTTCAATTAAATTTTCATTTTCCATATAATAATTAGTTATAAAAAATAAAGGAAATTCATATACATATGTATTATTATATGAATATAATATATTATGCATTGAAAAATGCGGAGTATTTATTGTTGTATTATTAAATATAAAATTATTAGTCGACATATTTTTTAATATATTAGCTGATCCTTTTTTACTTATTAAATATGCACATGGAATATCTTTGTCAACATTTTTAGAATTTGTATATTTATTATCAAATACTTTTTTATTATATAATATAATAATATTCCAATTTTTAGGAGCGTTATTAGCAATTTCATCTAATGTTTCATCTACAAAAGGTAATAATGCAAGTGACATGTCATCTTCTAAAATTAATGAATATTTGGATCCAGAATTATATACATTTTGTATTGTTTTATAATGTGATAAAATACGTCCTAATTCACTCATAGATGATGGAGTAAATATACTTGTAAATGATATACCGTTTATAATATCATTATTTGGATTTTTAATATAGTTACCATCAATAGCTTCAATTATTTTACCATTATTTACATTAAATTTGCGAAATTGTTCAAGCATATAAGATTTTCTATCAACTTCTCTAGGCATATTAATTACATATACAGGAATATCAATTTTAAAACTAATATCATTAAGTTTTTTATATTTTCTTAATAATTTATTTTCAGTTCTTTGTAATTCATTATTTCCAGATAACGAACATTCTCTTTGAAATAAATTATCGTTTCCTAAATTTGATCCAAATTTTACTCTATTTTGCCAAAATACTCTTGGAGTTATAGCATACCCAGTTAGTAATTCGTTATCTGTAAGTTTTCCAATAGATGAATCACCTGGACTAGTTGTCATTGGTAAAGTATTTTTTAATATAATTTCAGCTCCTTCTCTTGTTACAGCATACGAATGTCTACATAATGATCTAAAACTTCTAACTAATTCAGTTTGAGGTATTTGTATTTGTTTACTACATTTATCCCAACATCTTCCAAAATTAAGTAATTGCCAATCGTCTGGAATATTTGCCATTGCATCATCAATTCTCATTAACGTTTGTTTTAAATCTTTAGGCAATGCAATATCATCTTCAAATATCATGCACGTTTTTGCTTTAGTATCTTTTAAAAATTCTTGAAGGACATACATATGACTTAAATGACATGCAATACGACCAAGATTTAAATCTGATTGTCCATCTAATAAATTATTTGATACTAATTTATCATGACTAAGCTGATCCTTCATTATAGCTGAAAAAAAAGTAGGTTTTATATTAATATATTTTGAAAATCTATCCATATTTTCTTTACGATCGGGAACATATATTATATAAATTTTATCAAAATAATCATACATCCAATTATATGGGACATCAGATTGATATAAACCTGAGTCTTCTGGATATTCAGATGTTGCATATTCAGTATATTTATCATTATATTTTTCGTTTTGTTCTGTTTCATCTATTTGTTCTGTTTCATCTATTTGTTCACTTTCATCTGTTTGTTGATTTCCAGATTTATTAAAATAAAAGTAAATTAAAACGCAAACTATAACAATTAATATTATACAAATTATTGTTCGATTATTATATATAATATTTTTGATATTATTCATTTATTATATATAATATTTTATAAATTTTTTTCGTATGTTGCAACTGTATTTAAACTTATTTTATGTAAAGCCGTTGGTCTATTAAATAACCAATTACAATGTAATTCATTAATATATATATCATCTCCTTCATGTTCTACAAAATATTTTATATGTGGTTCTGGTTTTAATCCGCAATACATATCACGACTTATTTTCCATAATATTTCATAAGCATCTTCATGTTTTTCTAAAATATACATAGGAACATCATTAACACTAATAATGTTAAATAATTCTTCATCATCTTCATTATCTTCATCATCACTTAATTCTTGTTTTTTTGCGTCTTCACATTCAGAATTTTCTGACACTGATTGATCTTCTTGATTTTCTCTATTATCGTCTATACCGAATGCTTCATGCATTGAATAAGATTTATCGACCATATTTCCTGAACCATCGTATTTTTCAAGATTTTCAATATTATTTGTATTTAAATCATCATTAGTTTCTTTTTCTTGAGTATTTTCTGAATCTGAATCTGGATTTAAAATTTTTACATCCCCTTCATTATGAACATCTATAACATCATTAACTGTGTTATTTTTATTAGTATTATTAGTAGTTTCTTCATTAGAAACTATATTATAATCGTTATCACTATCACTCATTTTTATATATACTAAGAATATATATTTAAATATCTTTTTTAAATATCTTTAAATATAAAATTGAAATAAAAAAAATAAAATATTTTTAATACAAAATGGATTCAAAGTTATCACAATTTTTACAAAGTCATAAAGTTGAAGGACAAATATATACTCATGTATCAATGACGACTCCAAAAGGTAAATATCAAATAAGCAGGCATGATCTCGAAGAATTTTGGGATATTTACAGGAATAGTATTGAAAATAAGGCAAATAATGTTGGTATTGCAGAAAAACCCCAACATTATTTGCCAATTTTGGTTGATATTGATATTAAAAAACAAATAAATGAAAAAGATGAAATTCCCGAAAAATTATACACACAAGAAATGCTCACACAAGTGATTGAATCGTATCAGTCAATCATGAGATCAATTATAGACAATTGTACAGATAAACATCTTATCTGTTTAGTTCTTGAAAAACCTTTATATACTCAAGAAAAAAATAGTATTGTATATGCAAAAAATGGATTTCATTTACAATTTCCATATACATTTATGAATAAAGTTGACCAAGAAGTTCATTTATTACCTCGTGTTAAAACAATTCTTGAACAAAGTCAAGTATTTGATAGTCTTAATTTACCAATTGACAGTATAATTGATAAATCTTACACAAGAATACCATGGCTTTTGTATGGATCAAAAAAAGAAGGTGGATCACATTCATATGATGTAACAAATGTATATAATGCTAATTGTGAATCAATTTCAATTGAAGAAGGGCTTGATGGATACAGAATCTATGATGTAGAGGAAGAGGAAATAGATATTACTGATAATATTGATAAATATCTTCCACAAATTCTTAGTATTGTTCCTTTTAGAAGACCTCAAGTTGAAATTAAAAATAATCTTGAACAACCATTGAAACATCGATTAATGGATGTTAAAGAAACTAAAAATTATAGCAAAGATACAACTGAAAATGAACTCAAACTTGCTAAAAAATTAATTTCAATTTTATCAAAAGATAGAGCTGATAATTTTAATGATTGGATGACAGTTGGATGGGCATTGTATAATATTAGCGAAGGTTCTAAAGATGGATTAGATTTATGGTTGGATTTTTCTAAAAAATGCCCAGAAAAATATCAAGAATCAGCTTGTATGTATGAATGGACAAAAATGGTTAAAAAAGATATGACAATTGGTACTTTAAGAAAATTTGCAAAAAGTGATAATAAAGAGGAATATGATAAAATTATTAAAGATCTAATGAAACCTATTATTAAACAATCTCTTAATGGTTCTCATAATGATGTTGCTAAAGCTCTTAAAGAATCTGATTATGGACAAGATTTTGTATGTTCATCAATTTCTTATAAAAGTTGGTATCAATATGAAAATCATAAATGGAAACGTTCAGATGAAGGTGTTGGACTTCGTAAGAAAATTTCAGATGATATTGTAAAAATGTACTATTCACTTCATAGTGAAATTAATCAACATTACAATAGAGCATGTGAATCGCAAAATAAAGGAGATATGGCAAAATATCAACAAGAAACAACAGAAGTTCGTAAAATGATGAATAATCTTAAATCTGCTCCTTATAAAAATAATGTAATGAAAGAATCAATGGAGGTTTTTTATGATGAAACATTTAATCAGAAATTAGATAGTAATCCATATGTTATTGGATTTAAAAATGGTGTTTATGATCTTAAAGCAAATCAATTTAGAGATGGAAAACAAGAAGATTATATTTCTATGGAAATGGGTGTTGATTATGATAAAAATATGACTTCTAGTGATGCCTCTGTTATTGAAGTTTATGACTTTCTTGAAAAAGTATTTCCAGATAAAAGTATTCGCGAATATTTTCTTGATACAACATCAGATGTTTTTGTTGGAGGAAACTCTAATAAAATATTTCATGTTTGGTCTGGTGAAGGTGATAATGCAAAATCAGTAACACAATTACTTCTTGAAAGAATGCTTGGTGATTATTCTGTAAAACTTCCAACATCTTTAATTGTAGGTAAAAGAACTCAAGCTAGTGCTGCCTGTCCTGAACTTGTTCGTGCTGGTAATGGCGTAAGATGGGCTGTATTACAAGAACCTGATAAAAAAGATATTCTTAATATTGGTATTCTTAAAGAACTTTCAGGTAATGATACGTTTTTTGCTCGTGGTTTATATAAAGAAGGTTCTGAAATTACTCCGATGTTTAAATTAGTTCTAATTTGTAATGATCCTCCTCAAGTACCTTATAGTGATAAAGCAACATGGAATCGTATTCGTGTGCTACCCTTTGAATCAACTTTTTGTAATGATGCACCTGCATCATTTGAAGAACAACTAAAAGAAAAACGTTTTCCAAAAGATCCTCATTTTGCTGATAAAATTCCAAGTCTTGTAAAAGCATTTGCATGGGTTTTATTAGATCATAGAAAAAGTATTAAAATGCGAGTTGAACCTGAAAAAGTTAAACTTGCCACTGAATTATATAGAAAACGTAATGATATTTACAG